CACCGAGAATCTCCAAATAGGAGTCAACTACTCGTTTATTTGCAATAACTACGTCATCCCCAAGGATAGCGTAGTCTGGGAACCAGTCCCCGGGTCTAGTTACTCCAGCTCTGTAAGCAGCCCACTGCACCACAGTGTGGTGAGTGAATGCTAACATTGCCCAACTGGTCAATGCACCCATTGGTTGCCCGACCGCATACCATACCTCTGTCAAACCGGTGGCCTCTCGGCCCCGTTTCGGAAGAGAGTATGGTCTCGCCACTAAGAGTGTCATCCACAGGTTCGCCGCATGGGCGCCGATAAAGGCGCTTAGCAGCGTAGCCTGGAAGACGACAGGTAATCGATCAGTAGCAGCTGAGAGATCAAGACTATACAATTCTTGGCCTCTCCCCCCTAGCTCACCAAGGTGAGTCAGAGGGCGCTCCTGATCAAAAGTACCGTCCTGCGGAATTAACCGCAGGACCTCGAATAGGCGATCATGCAATGGCTTCATAAGCCACTGCGTGATGGGGTCGACCATCGCAAAAGTACGCACTTTACCAGCCGCTTCATCTTTGAACCCCAATTTACCCAGACTCTCACCACGAATATTATGTTTCGCAGTGAAAGCAAGGGCCTCCTCAAACCAATTGAGGAATCGGGTGTTCTTCGTCACCCGCAACCAGTCTTTTAGGACCGGAAGCAGTGGCGAACTCCGCCAGGCCGAAATGGCACAGATTACTCCTGTAATGGAAGTAGACTGTACCTCAACGGCTGACGGAGTAGATGATAGGTTGATAAAGGGAGTGAGTCGTAGTGACTTAAGGGCATCTAGGCGTTCGTGGAGAGAGTCCCACAGCCAGTCTGTACTGAATTTCTTCAGTAGGACCGGCCGAAAGATCTCACACACGTACGCAGAGAAGCCTGGAAGGATGTCTGGAACAGACGATCCCTCTAGGTATCCCTCAGTCACTGTCGACAATTTCACGTTCCCTGGAAACTCAACGACTCTATAAATAGAGAAGAGAGTTGTCCAGAGACGGATGTGGAAGGGAGATCCTTTCCGAATCCAGGCTCTATGAAGAGCCGGGATACATCGAGGAAGACCCGTCGACGTCCGTTGGAAACGACACCCTAAGGGTGTCATATCCTTCAGTGAACCTCCTGCGACAGCCTGTTGAAAATTAACGTACTGCGCTTTCATGTAAATTACAAGAAAGCGCGGTCCGCCAGTTTTCAGCAGTTGGTTGCAAAGACTCAGAAAAGTAATTAGGACCCGTACGGTAGAGCCAGAAATTCGTCTACCCAGTGCTCGACTCGCCTTAACAAGCAAGTTGATCACCGGGCGCCCGCGTTTTACAGCGAGCATGGCACTAACAAAACGATCTAAACCGACGGCCGCGGCATTGAATAGAACATTCATAGCTAAGGTTGTTGGAATAGACTTAATGTTTCGTTAGACTTCGGTTTCCGAGCTTTCGCTCAGGCCGCAGCCACCCTTCGAAGGGAGTGACGAATCACTTATGGCTTCCCGTCTATAACAGGCACCTTAGGTTAGGACCCCCGGTTCTCACTTTACGTAAGAACCATTTCGCTGGAAATACCAGCTAGTCCGCTCCTAAGGGCTGCTTGTCAGGGACCACTTGTAACATTCTAGTTCTGAGGCTTTCAAGCCCAAGACGTGGGTAGCTAGCCCAGCCGCCTTGGTTTATACCACGGCGTATAGCTCCTACTTACTCCAGAACATCAAACGTCACATCGAAATTTTCCTTTTGGGAGGAGAACCTGATAGATGCGCGCCAATTAAGGCACACATTCATGAGATTCCCCTTACAGGGAGTTTCCTGAATTCTCGGCTTTCGCCG